AAATCAAGACTCATAATTCAAAAATCAAAGACATGACAGAAACAAACAAGACAAGATCCATAGGCCTGAAGGTCGCCCAGTTCGGCGACGTGAACCCGGAAGGCGGCATGCCCGCCGTAATGAAGCAATTGGCACGCACCTTGAAGGGCACGGCCTCATTCACGACCGAGGCGGATACCACGACCGACTTCTACTGCGAGGAGGAACCCGCCGCGCCCGTGGAGAGCGTGGGGAACGAGCCGGGATTGAAACAGGTCAAGCTAAACTTCCTAGAATGGGACAACGACACCCTGAAGGAGGTGTTCGGGGGCACGGTATCGACCGCCGAGGACGTGACCATCGACGGGAAGACCTACTCGGTGACTAAATACCACGCCCCGCGCGACATCGTGACGGTACGGAAGGCCGTCCGGGTGATCTCCATGCACGGCGTGGTGATCGACATCCCGAACGCGCAGGTGAACGCCCGTTTCGTCTGGAACCTGACCCGTACCGACATCGCCCAGATCGAGGTGACGGCGAAGGCGCTGGCCCCGATCGGCAAGAACGAGGGACCGTACGCCATCTACAAGCTGGGCGAACCTAAATCCGACGCGTGATGGACAAGGTAGAGATAGAGGCCGCCGAGGCCCTGCTGGACCATCGGCTCAAGATCATCCTCCCGGCGCCATGGCCCTTGCGGATATTCGGCAAGAAAACCATAGGATATTGGATGAAACGGCCGGTCGGCAGCAACGTGTTCCGTATCGCCCGGCTTTTCTGCCGGATGAATATCGACATAAAGAGGTTGATGTCCGGGGATATCGGCACGTTGATGGAGTATATCGACAAGCACGGCGTGACAGCGTCGAGACTGATCGCCTACGGCATGATCCGGGGATCGATGTCGGCATGGCTGCTGAACCGCCCGCTGGCCTCATATATCCGTTCCCACATGGGGATGCGCGGCATGGCGGAGTTGATGAAGATCGTGGTGCTGACTTGCGACGGGTCGGATTTCGTGAGTATTATCACATCGGCGGCGAGCTTGAGACTGACGGAGCCGGTGATGAGCCAACCGACAGGGAAAGGGAGTTAAAGGAGGCTTACGAGCCTCCCCATAGCCCGTTCGGACAAATCCACGCACTGATCGCCACCGGGGCGTTCACGTACGACGAGGTGATGAACAAGATCCCTTGGTGTGTCATCCTGATGATGATCAACGACCAAGGACGTATGAGAGAGAGATCCGGGGAGGAAAACGTTATCCAAACCGAGGAGGAGGAACTGGAATTCTTAGGACTGAAATAAATGGCGAACGATCCCGTATACATAACATTCGAGTTCCGGGGGAACCTGGAAGACGAGGTCGAGAAGGTGACTCTCGGCATCAAGGGCCTGCGCGACGAGTCGGCGAAAACCTACCAGCGTTTGATCGCCGACAGCGGCGCGGCCTACGGTACCATGAGCGCCGAGAACCGGAAACTGGCCGTCACCGTACAGGAGAACATCAACGCCCTGCGTGACCTCGCCGTCGTGCAGGGATCGCTGGATGACGGGTTGGAGGCCGGCACCGTCACCACCCGGCAATATACGCGGATGAAGGCGGCGCTAGCGGTGCGGGAGAACAGCCTGCGCGAGGCGATCAGCGGTGGCATGCGTACGCTGAACGAGCGGATACAGACGGAATCGAGGGCCGTCGATTCCGTCATGGCCCTGCAGAAACGCCTGCAGGAGCTTACCACGGCTTACTATAACCTGTCCAAGGCCGACCGTGAGGGAAACGCCGGACAGGGCATCCTGAGACAAATCGGCGACCTCGACAAGGAGATCCAGACGGCGCAATCCCGCCTGTCCGCCTACAGCCGCTCCGCCGGCACCGGGTTCAACAGCCTGTCGATGTCGGTGCAACAGGTGGCCCGGGAGTTGCCATCGCTCACCATGGGGGCTAACATGTTCTTCTTGGCCATCTCCAATAACCTCCCCATCTTGGCCGATAATATCCGGACCGCGCGGGTCGAGTATGACCTGCTGAAGAAATCCGGACAGATGGCCATCCCGGTATGGAAACAGGTGCTCACCTCGATCGTTAGCTGGCAGACGGCGCTGGTGGTGGGGATCACGTTGCTGTCCGTGTACGGGAAGGATATCGTCAACTGGGTACAGGGGCTTTTTGGGGCCGACCAAGCCCAGAAGAGGTTGAACGATAGCATGACCGACTTCAACGCCATCCTGGCGACGGAGCGGCAACATCTACGGACATTGTTCTCCGCATTGGAGAAGACCACGGCCGGGACGGAAGGGCACCGGAAAGCCATCAACGAGATCAACACGACGTACGGCAAGTATCTCCCGAACCTGCTATCGGAGAAGAGCTCACTGAATGAGATCCGTGAGGCTTACCGGCTGGTCAACAGGCAACTCATGGAGAACGCCGCGTTAAAAGCCCAGAGTGGCGCCATCGACAAGACGCTGGAGAAAGCCATAAAGACGCAATCCGAGGCGTTGACGGAGATGCGCGAGATCACGACCAAGAAGCTCGGCGAGTCCAAATCCGGGGGGATCATGGATATCATCCCCGGCCTCACGGAGGATTTCCGGGCCGCAGGCAAAACATGGGAAGAGGCATGGCGAGGGGTGTCCGCCAAGATCCGGAGCGAGCTCGGGGGGAAGAAGCTTGGAGGCTCCTTCTACGAGGAGCTGGAGGATTACGTGAGGAGCGTGTATGAATCGGAGAAGGAGATCTCCGATATACAAAAACAATTCTCCCCGTTTTTCAACAAGGAGGCCGCCGAGAGAGATATAATCGAGAACAAGGCCTATTGGGAGGATATCAAAGAACAAGCCACCTCCGTATTGGAATCCATCGACGCGGAGCAAAAGAAACTGCTCGATTCCGGCAAGACCGCCGGGATCGAGCCTGCCATCGTCACTGCCTACAAGACGGCCAAGGCGGATATCGACAAGGCGACCGAGGCGTTGAAGACGTACGACTCCTACGAGAAGAAACGATCCGCTGCGGACAAACAGCAGGGCAAGGAGCAAAAGGCCCGAGAGGCCGCCAACGTCATCAAGGCCGAGACGGCCACGCGGGAGCTGGAGATCGAGCGACAGAGAGCCGTCCTCGCCCAGAAGGAGAAGGACGCCGAGCTGGAGCTCCGACAGCAAAAGATCAACCTCATGAAAGAGGGCTCCGACAAGGAACTGGCTCAAATCACCTTAAACTATGACAAGAAAATCAACGAGATCGGGAAGAAAGGCCGTGAGTACGTATCGGCCCAACAGAAGATAGAGCGGGCGGCATGGGAAAATGAAAATCCGAATTGGAAAAAGCAGGGCCTGATATTCCGGCCTTCAACCACTATGGTTTCCCAACTTCCCGGTTCACAACGCGAAGAACTGGAGAATGCCGGTGTTATTGCCGGAGCCACCCTGGAGAAAGCGGAGGCCGACCTTTTGGAAAAGACATTGCGGCAGTACCAAGACTACTCGGCCAGACGGCTGGAGCTGGAGAAGAAATACAACGAGGACGTGGCCTATCTCGCCGGTCGGAGGACTGCCGCCAACGGGGCGGAGATAGACGCAGCCATCGAGGAGGCGAAACGTGCCTTGAAAGAAGGGCTGTCCGACCTCTCCATGGAGGAATTGAAAGATTCCGGATTGTGGGATAAATTGTTCGGAGACCTCGACAAGATGGCCATGCCGTCGTTGGAAGCGTTGCTCAAGCAGGCCAAGGAGGTCAATACCACGGCATGGGACCCGAAGAACGTGAAGGAGTACCAAGACGCTATCGACCGGCTGGAAAGCGCCATCCATTCCCGGTCCCCGTTCAAGGCGATCGGCGACGATTGGAAAAAGCTCTTGGAATCCATGAAAAAAGGAGACAAGGACGGCATGGCCTCCGCATTGGACGGCATAGATTCGGCCACGCAATCTTTGATCTCCGACCTCGATACGATCGCAGGCAGTATCGGCGACATCCTCGGCGAGGAGGCCGGTTACGCCACCGGGCAGGTGGTGGAGCTGACCTCCGCACTGGGCGGGTTCGTGTCGGCCGCGTCGAAGATAGCCAGCGGAAATATCGTTGGTGGTATCGCATCCGCGCTTGGCAGTATCGGAAAGATCTTCTCCATGGGCAGGCAGGTCAAGGATATGAACCGGCAAGCCCGGGAAGAACAGCAGAAATTTTACGACGAGGCCATCCAAGGCGAGATGGAGTACCAACGCCTGCTTCGTGAACGTCTCCGTACCCAGCAGCGGATCGGCGAGATGACGCTGGCCTACAACAAACGGATCACCGAGGAGCTGGAAAGGCAACAAAAGGCTTCAACCGGAGAATATGACCGGCTATTGGCCCAGATACAGGGAGAACAATATATCAGCGGTGTAGGCTACCGGCATGGGACTTGGTTCCGGAAAGCAAAAACGTGGAACGAATACTCCAGCCTCGCCGGGAAGAGCTACGAGGATATCGAGAAACTGTATTCCGAGGGCAAATTGGAGGAGAAAGTGGCCAAGCTGTTCGAGCAACTCCGGGCATTAAAGGAGGAGGGCGCCGATATCGACCAGATGCTGGACGACCAGGAGGAGTCCATGCGCGAGGTGTTGACCGGAACCACCACCGACAGCATCGTCGACAGTATCCTCCGGGGTTTTGCCGAGGGCAAGCGCTCCGCCAAGGATTTCGCCGATGACTTCCAGAAGATGCTGAACAATGCCGTCTTGCAGGGCATCAAGATGAAAGCCCTCGAGGAACCGCTACGCCAATGGTACGAGTCGTTCGCCGCCGCCAGTGGCAACGGCCTGACGGCTGAGAACATCGCCTCGCTGAAGGCGCAATACGACAAGATCATCGAGGACGCCGCCAAGCAACTCGAAGACATGGAGAAGGTAACGGGCAGCAAGCTGGACTCCACTTTTTCGCAACAGGCGAGAGCGGGAGCCTACACAGTCGCCAGCCAGGACTCCATCAACGAGACCAACGGGCGGCTTACCTCGATCCAGATGAATGTCATCGAGATGAAGGGGTGCGCATTCGATATGCGCACCATGCTGAACAAGGGGCTGGAGCATCTGGAGGCGATCGCAAGGAACACCTCTTACTGCAAGAGGCTGGAGCGCATCGACAACACGTTGCTGGAGATACTAAGAAATGGACTGAGGACAAAATAAGATGAGAACCGGGAAACTATACATAAACAATCTGGACGCTTACACGGAATATGGCGTATTCCTTGCAAAGGACCGTGGCGGGACGTATGACAACATCTCAGTGCTCATGACACCACCGCCGGCCAAGAAGCATACCACAATAGATTACAGGGAATGCGATGGCGAGGAAGTGGACGTGTCGGGCGTAAGGTTCGAGGCTCGCGACGTATCCCTTCGCTTTGCCATGATTGTGGATGGCGAACAGGAGTTTCGGACAAAGTACAAGAACTTTATCGATGTCCTGAAATCCGGCATGATCAATATGAGAGTCACTGAAACCGGGAAAACATATAAGTTCTATTATCAGAGCTGCCCGGGCATGGTGATGAAAACACGGCTCAAGACAACCGGCAAGCTAGCCGCCATGTGGACTATAAAGTTCAGAGAGCCCAAGCCGGAATTTTAACAGCGTTAGAACACTATTTGAATGGAATTGGAAATATACGACAAATCAGGGAACCTACGGGCAACGGTATGTCCGGATGATAATTCCACCCAACAGAAAACTGTAATGGGCGAGAATGTCCTAAATATATCCTTCACGACATGGGAGGCCGTTCCTTTCGATGCGCACGACTATGTGGATTTCGAGGGAGAACGCTATACGCTTCCGTCCGTGCCGTGTCCTACCCAAGTCAATACGCTTGAGTACGAATACTCCTTACAATTCCATGGTATCGAAAGCGAACTGTCGAAAGCGCTCTGCTTCCTGCTGGCCGATGGCGGGATGGACTCGGATTTTTCGTTGACAGACGGACCGGCTGCCCACCTGCAACTGGTTGTGGATAACATCAACCGGATCAAGGGGACGACAGCCTGGAAGATCGGTAGCGTGATCGCCGCCGACTACAAGGTTATCACATACGACGGCATAGACTGCCTGACCGCCTTGAACAGAATTGCTGAAACATTCGAGACCGAATGGTGGATCGTAGGGACGACCATCTATCTGAGTAAATGCGAGCACGGAGAACTATTGGAACTGGGCTATGCTGCCGACGGCAATGCTGTAGGCGGACTGCTCAACCTATCCAAAAGAGAGGAAGAAAACGAGAAGTTCTTCACCCGGCTCTATGCCAAGGGAAGTACCCGTAATATCGACCGATCCAAATATGGCTCCGACTATCTCCGCCTGCCCTCTCCCTTGAAATACCTGGAGAGGAACACGGAATACGGTATCGTTGAGCGGGAGGTGATCTTTGAAGAGGTCTATCCCCGGAGGGTCGGCACGTTGTCCGGCGTGCGCTCCGTCGAGCGGGAGTCGGAGGACAAGACAATCCGTGTATATTACGTGACAGATAAGGACATGCCCTTCGACCCGAACGACTACGAGATAGCTGGGCTGGTCAAGCGCGTCGCTTTCCAGACGGGGGAACTCTCCGGATATGACTTTGAGGTCAATTACGACTCGTCTACCGGCGAGTTCGAACTGATCAACCAGTATCCGGACGAGAACACGCAGGTACCGGACGGGATCATGACCCCCCAGAGCGGCGATACCTATATCCTCTATAACATCCGGATGCCAGACGAGTATTACACGTTGGCGGAGAACGAGCTGAAGGAGGTCTCCGAGGCTTACCTTGCCAAGCACAGCATCGACAGTTCCGTCTATAGCGGTGACAGCGACCCGATCATCCTGCGACAGCGCGGGGCCGTCATCACGCCCGGACAACGTGTCCGGCTGTACAATTCCGTATTTTTCAAATCAGGGCATAAGGACAGCCGGATTATCAGCCTTACCAGAAACGTGCACGACCCTTATGACGTGAGGGTGGACATATCCGACACGGTTACCTCCACTTGGCGGGAATCCATCGAGCGAAAGGTGGACTCGTTCCTGCCCATGCTCAGCCAGGGAGGGGAAGCGATCAACATCATCAAGAGCGGCGATGACACGGTACCGACCGATAACAACGTCTTCTCGGCGCTCCGGGCGATATCCACTTTCCTACGCAAGGACCGTCCGGACCAGACCAAGTACCTGATCAAGTTCCTCGGCGGCCTTATCTCCGACAACATCGAGTCGCAAGACTTTGCGGCCGGACCGTTCGGCACCGGTTATGTTCTGAAAAGGAATCAGAAGACCGGTAAATCCTATATGGAAATAGACGAACTCTATGTCCGTCTGAAAGCCTATTTCGACACGCTGGAGATCAAGCATCTCTCGCACGTGGGAGGGCGTATCGTATTATCTCCGGCGAGCATGGAGTGTATCAAGGTCGAGGAGGTATCCGCAGAGAACGAAAAGGTATATGACAGTACCGGCGGACAGGTGTATGACTCCCTGAATGATGAAGTGCTGGCTCCTAAATCGGGTGGAGAAAAAGCGTACCGTTGTTATTTCAAGCAGACGGACGGGGAGAGGGAGATCGTGAACGAGTTCGCTGTGGATGACCTTGCGCAGTGCCGGGAGTTCAACGTGAAAACAGGCACGTCGCACAATGTCAGCAATCAATACTATTGGCGCAGGGTATTATATGTGGGAGAGGATTATATAGACCTGTCCATCACGGATCGCGATACCGGCAGCATGGTTCCGAAGGCCGGAGATACGATCGTCACGGTCGGGAACAAGACGAATAAAAGCCGACAGAACGTGGTGTTCTTCTCCTCGTATGATGAAGACGCCCCGTGCGTCAAGTTGTATTCTGGCGTTGACTCCTATTCGATGCAGAACAAGGAGGTGACAGCCATTTCCCCGAACGCCGGCAAGAACGTGTTCACCGGCAAGATGATCATCAAGCCGGGTTCGACCGGATTCGGGAACCTCGCGGACGCGCCCAATATGGATGAGATCAACGGAGCGATCGCAGACGCTAAAGACGCAGCCGAGAATGCGAAAGATGCAGCCGAAGGCGTGCAGGAGTCCATGTCTGACTTGAAAGGATATGTGGACGGGGCCTTTTCTGACGGTATTGTCTCCGAAGCGGAAGCCAAGGCGATTGAAAAGTACTTGAATATCGTAAACAACGAGAAGTTGTCCGCAGAGTCGGTATTCAACAAATTATATGCCAACCCTTATCTGGAGGGATCAGCCAAAGTATCATTGTCTAACGCGCGTTCGTCTTTGTTGTCATCCATAACGGCCTTGTCCGGCTCTATCGAGACGGCCATAGGAGACGGTAAGGCCACCATGGCCGAGAAACGGGACGTAGATACGAGATATGCTGATTTTAATGCGAGGCTGTCCGCTTTTCGTGCGGCGGTCGAGACGGCCAACAAATCCATACAGGATAAACTCAAGTCCTATTCCGACAACGCCCAGAAAGCGGCGGACGAGGCTAATAACACCGCCTCCTCCGCCATGGAGGACGCAAACGAGGCGAGACAGTCCGTGTCTGACTTGAACAAATACGTGGACGGGGCCTTCTCGGACGGCATCATCTCCGGTGCCGAGGCCAAGGCGATCGAGAAATACCTGAACACGGTGAGCCAGTCAAGGAAGGAGATGGATGCGACTTACACGTCGTTGTACGTGAACCCGTTCCTTTCCGGCGCACCAAAGAGCGCCTTGTACGCCGCGAAAAACAGTCTCAACACCGCCACCACCAACCTGACCGCAGCGATCCAGTCCGCCATCTCGGACGGTAAGACCACGGTAACCGAGAAGGAGATCGTAGACAGCAAGTTCTCCGCATTCAACAACGCCTGCGCGTCGCTCGCAACGGCCATCGAGAACGCTAATAAGGCGATCCAGCAGAAAATCAAGGAGGAGGCGGTGAGCGAGTCAAGATCCGAGGCCTCCAGCGAGATAGGAAAGGTCTCGCAAGCGGATAGGGACAACATCGCCAGGATGCTCGGATATAAGGATTACGAGGAGCTTGTCTATTATGCGGAGCGGGGTATGACATTGATTAACGGGGGTACGATCAATACCTCCCTCGTCAACGCGGAGCTTATGATAACGTCCGCACTTATAGCGAACGCCATCAAGACGAACACGTTGAACGTGAACGACCGGTTCAAGATATACACGGACGGGGCGGTGGAGATGAGCGGCATCCTGCACTCCCTAGGCCGGGACACGGAGCTCGTCGTGTCGGACGGCTATGTCAGGATCATGTACAAGGGCGATGACGTGGCCAAATTGTCGGTGAACGAGAATACCGGCATGCCGGAGCTATCATTGTATAACGGGAGCCGGTCCTGTATCGTCACGGCCGAGAAAATAATGCTCTCCACCGGGACCGGCAACACGAGCTTCCTGACGATGGACGCGTCCGTGCTGGGGTATGGGACCATCAAGAAAAAAACGGACGGGACGCTGTACCTAGCCAACAACGAGTATGAGATGATAACGGTCGGTATCAGCGCGAGCCCCACGTACGGCGGCACGACGATACCGTCCCCGTCCCCGATGCACATGGTCATGAGGGAGGAATCCGAGACCGTCGAGGCGGTACCGGCCGAGGGTTACGAGTTCGACCGATGGTCCGACGGCGGTTCCCGGAAACATACGGTCACGTGGA